GCTACCGACTGGTGGGCATCGTCTGACCTTACAATGAGCGCCGAGCGTACAGCATACCGTCAGGCACTGCGTGACATCACTGACAGCTACACCTCACTTGACGATGTTGTGTGGCCTACAAAGCCGGAGTAAGTAAATGAGCCGTGCAAGAGACCTAGCCGATTTAGGTGGTAGCGCAGATGCTGGTGGCCTGACAGGACGCAACCTCATCATCAACGGTGCGATGCAGGTGGCACAGCGGGGGACGAGTGTTACTGGCTATACTGATGGGTCAGGTCAAACTTATGTTGCTGACAGGTGGAAAATTCAGGAATATGGCGCTCCGGCTGCTCAATATACAATCACACAAAATGACATTGCTTCGGAAAATATACCCTTTAGCAAGTCATTAAAATTTGCTTGCACTGCTACAGAAACATCCAGTTCTTATCTTTTTAGAACAAGATATGATATTGAGGGTCAAGATTGTCAAATCCTTCAATATGGAACATCTGATGCGAAAGATGTAACGCTTTCTTTTTGGGTAAAATCTAACCTAACAGGCGTTATTAGTGGTTTTCTTTATAATTATGCCAATAATAAGATTATTGGGTGGGAGGCTAGTATAACTTCAGCGGATACTTGGGAGCGTAAGACTGTAACAATTCCCCCCGATTCAAATACTGTATTTGATGATAATACTACCGGACTTAGTATGGCTTTTACATTTTCTTCTGATTCAAGTTGGAGCAGTTCTTGGAGTACCACTTCTTGGCAAACCTACGCAAATACTAATCATACTTCTCCAAGTAATATTAATCTCGGAAGTTCGACAAGCAACTATCTTGAGTTGACAGGCATCCAGCTAGAAGTAGGCGACACAGCCACGCCGTTTGAACACCGCAGCTATGGCAATGAGTTGGCTAGGTGTCAGAGGTATTACTGGGCGGCACAAAAACTAAACCAAGTTGATGGCAATATTGGTGGTATCGCTATGGCTTATGGTGCTAATAGTGTATATTGGCCTATAATATTTCCAACAACAATGAGGACAACACCTTCAGTAGCTTCTGGAGGGACGTGGAGAACCCGGCAAAACAACTTGTACACGTTTACTGCGGCCTTTGGCTATCAACAATCGGGTATAAGTGGTGTAATCCTATCACAAGGTGCAACAGGCAACGCTGCCGCTTCTGTGTTTTGGGTAGAGCCAAATGATGGTACTGCCTTCCTGAATTTTGATGCGGAGTTATAGAAATGGATAACACGACAATAACAAACGCACAGTATTACAATAACTCTGATGGTAACATTTCCAGCATCAAAGCCACCATTGACGGCACAGAGATGTTTATTCCCATTGACCAAACCAACCGCCACTACGCAGAAATCATGCGTCAGGTGGAAGCTGGCGAGTTGACCATAGCGGATGCTGACTGATGTTTGGTGAGTTGACGCTATCGGAAAGGGCTATTGCAGACCACAGCATTTTAACGCTGGGTTCAGCCACCTCTGACGCCAACTTTACATTAAATCAGACCGGCACATATATCGGTATTACTAGCGCCGAAATGAACGCCATTGCTAGTAAGGCATCAATTGCTGTTGGCATATTAGTTGGTATTATAGATGCCACACTTGAGTTCACTCAAAGCAGTGAAGCCACTCGTTTTGCTACCGGTATATCAGGGCAGGTGTTTAGCACTTTGCAAACCAGTGAGGGGCTACGGTTTGCCACAGGCATCTCAGAGCAGGACGCAGCGTTTATCCAAAGCAGCGCTGCAAGCAGCACCCTTAGTGGTATATCAGAGCAAGAAGCAGCGTTTATTGTATCGGCTCTTGGCGGGGCAATCACAAACAACCCCGCATCACTGGAAGCTGTATTCATACAGACAACAAATGGGATAGCGGTTCGAGGCGGTATATCAGAGCAAGACTCTTCGTTCACGCAAGCAACTCTTGCCTCTAGGGTTTTTGAAGCAGACCCGCTGCAAATCAGCGGTGTATTCATACAAACAACTGATGGTCGTCTCTATTGGGACATCTGGACAGGATCTCCGTCAACATCACCACAAGAGTCTTGGGTTCAAATAAACCCAACAGGTGGAACGTGGACAGAGATCAACGCTGGTGGTATAGTAGACATCTGGACACAAAAGGTGGTGTAAATGCCTAGTACATATACAAACAACTCTGGTATTGAAAAACCCGGCTCTGGTGAGCAGGCGGGTACTTGGGGTGCAACCTCAAACAATAACTTTGATATCATTGACCGCGCCCTAAATGGAGTGGGAACGATTACTCTTGCCGGTACTTCGCATACTCTCACCACGACAGACGGTACTTTAAGTGACGGGCAGTATAAAGTTCTTGTGCTTGGTGGTACGCCGTCAGGCACAAACACAATTACAATCAGTCCGAATGACCAAGATAAAATTTATTTTGTTCAAAACAACTCCGGGCAGGCGGCTGTATTTACTCAAGGCTCTGGTACTACTGTTACTGTTCCTGACGGTGATGCTAAGATTATTTACGCAGATGGTGCGGGTGCGGGTGCTAGTGTAAAAGCGATTTCTGACTCACTGTCGGTTTTAGGTGACATAAACGCAAACACGCTTAAAATTAACAACGTCACTGTCACCGCCACTGCCGCAGAGCTTAATACGCTTGACGGCATAACCGCAACAACAGCGGAGCTAAACCATACAGACGGTGTTACCAGCAACATTCAAACGCAGTTAAACGCAAAACAAAGCACCATAACTGGCGGCGCAACCACCATTACAGGTTCTAACCTAGCAACTAGTAGAGCGTTGGTTTCTGATATTAATGGTAAGGTGGCAGCTAGTAGCATTATCACAGAAACAGAACTAAACTATCTTAATGGTGTTACCAGCAATATCCAGTCGCAGTTTAACGGTATTAGCACCGAACTTGTGAACGATACCTCTCCACAACTTGGAGGCAACCTAGCCGGCAATGGGTTCAATATATCACTAACAAACAGTAACTATATACAACTTGGTAATTGGTATGTGTATATGGACGGTAGTGGCAATTTAATTTTTCAATATTCTGGCAGCACAGTAGCTAAAATAGCTACTAATGGCGCCATTACTTCCGAGAACGATGTTACAGCATTTGGTTCAGTCTAATGGCGATACCGGCTTCTGGAACCTTATCATTTTCTGACTTGCAGACAGAGTTTACTGGTGTGAACCCTATTTCTTTGAGTGAGTATTATAAAAGTGGTGGTAACGGATACGTTCCTACCACTGTTTCAGAAGCCGTAACCGCTAGCAATCTTGGTGGCAGCAATTCTCCTAACTATAGATACCCGGCCATCAGCGGCTACGACCCACAGATAAACACTTTTGGTCGGCTTTACACGCAGGCTTTGTGGGGCGATAACGGTAGTACCATTACTATGGACAGAAACTTCACTGTCAACAAGACCGGAACTTACCAGTATTATGTTGGTTATTACATACAAGGTAGCGGAACAGCCAATATTACTATGTACGCAAACGGTAGCGTTGTTCGATCACATAGCCTAGCTGTGGGGTATAACACCACCACTTCAGCCGTTAACACACTTTCTCTGAGTGCTGGGCAGGTCATACGGTTTACTGGAAGTGCCCCATCTTCTGGTTGGGCAGTGATCTATGTTTATGTAGGCGGAAGTTCGTACAACAACGCGGCTGTGGATACAGCCGTTAACTCAAGCATCCCTACATCTGGCGCTCTTAGCTTGTCTGACTATTATGGCGGGAGAAAAACATAATGCCATTAACAAAGCTACAATTTAGACCCGGCGTCAACAGAGAATACACCTCGTATTCAAACGAGGGCGGCTGGTTTGATGGGGACAAAATCAGATTTCATCTTGGCTACCCGGAAAAAATTGGCGGCTGGCAGAAGTATAGTGACAATGCTTTTATTGGCACTGCTAGGCGGCTCCATAACTGGGTGGCGATAGACGGTTCCAACTTTATGGGTGTTGGCACTACAGTTAAATACTATATCGAAGAGGGCCAAGCTTTCTTTGACATTACCCCTATCCGCAATACCACTGCGGCTGGTGCTGTAACTTTTTCTGCCACCAATGGATCAACAACAATCACCGTAACAGACATAGCTCACGGCGCTGTGGCTGGTGACTTTGTTACTTTTAGCGGCGCTGTTAGTCTGGGCGGTTCAATCTCTGCCGTTGTTCTTAACGCTGAGTATCAGATAGACACTATTATTGATAGCAATCAATACACAATAACAGTTGTTATTCCAGCAAATGCTTCCGATACAGGTAATGGTGGCGCGAGTGTTGTTGGCAGCTATCAAATTAATACAGGTCTAAACACTACTGTGGGTGGCACAGGTTGGGGCGCAGGTCTCTATGGCGGGCGTACTCTTGGTGGCTTGCAAACGATCGTAAATGAGGGCGGCACATTCTCCGCAGTAGACACCACGCTTACGGTTCTTAACGCAAGCCCGTTTCCGTCCACTGGTACAATTTTGATTAACCGAGAGTTAATGACATATTCTGGAAAGTCTGGGAATGACTTGACCGGCCTGACAAGAGGTGTAAACGGAACATCCGCTGTCAGTCACGCAAACGCATCAACCGTGTTTCTGGCTATTGGAAACTCTGACCCCAACCTAGATTTTACTGGATGGGGTTCCTCTGCTGCTGGTGGTATCATACCGGTATCGGAGCTTCGTCTTTGGTCGCATGATAATTTTGGTGAAGACCTGATTATTAACCCGCGTGATGGCGGCATTTATTACTGGGACAAAACCAACAGTCTGGCTTCAAGGGCTGTAGAAATTGGAACTTTAGGTGGAGCTTCCAACACGCCGATCATTGCAAAGCAGGTTTTGGTTTCTGATTTGGATAGACATGTTATAGCCTTTGGCTGTAATGCACAGGGCAGCACAGATCAAGATAACTTGCTGATCCGTTTTTCTGATCAAGAATCAATCACCGATTGGACGGCAACTGCGACCAACACAGCGGGTGACTTGCGCCTCGGCTCTGGGTCTACGTTTGTTCAGGCAGTAGAAACAAAACGTGAGGTTCTGGTTTGGACCGATAAATCACTTCACTCACTGCGTTTTATTGGACCTCCATTTACATTTGGCTTGCAACAGCTTGCTTCAAACATCACAATTATAGGGCCAAAAGCCGCCGTGGCTACAGAAGACTTTGTGTTCTGGATGGGTATTGATAACTTCTATGTCTATGCCGGTCAAACAACTCAGTTGCCTTGCACAGTTAGAGATCATGTTTTTACAGACTTTAACAAAGAGCAGTCAGAAAAAGTTGTGTCTGGTGTAAACTCACAGTGGGGCGAGGTGATTTGGTTCTACCCGTCATTAAACTCGGACGAGAATGACAGATATGTAATTTACAACTACTTAGAAAAGCTGTGGTATTATGGAACAATGAGTAGAAGCGCGTGGCTTGATCGTGGTATTCGTCAATACCCTATCGCGGCAGGTGGAAATTATCTTTACAACCACGAGATTGGACAAGATGACGATGGCGCGGCTATGGAGTCTTACATTGAGTCCAGTCAGATTGACGTTGGCGATGGGGAGCGGTTTACGTTTCTTAGCAGGCTTATACCTGACATCAAGTTCGAGGGTTCAACAGCAATTAACCCGGCGGTAGACTTCACTGTTAAGACAAGAAACTACCCCGGCGGGAATTACCTGCAAACAGATACAAAGACATCAACTAGAACAACAACGGCGCCGGTTGAACAGTTTACAGAAAACCTAAACATTCGCGTTCGTGGTAGGTCTTTCGCGTTTCGCGTTGATTCTGGTGAGACTGGTGTGCGCTGGAAGCTTGGAACACCTCGTGTAGATCTTCGTCAAGACGGGAGGCGCTAATGTCATCTCGTGCGCTACCGCCGCCAAGACTCCCCGAAGCTCCACAAGAATACACTAGGGCTTATATGGAGGATTTAATAAGAGCTTTGGATAGCTATATTCAACAAGAACGTAATCCGGGCGACATGAGGGGGACAACCCTTACCTTAACGCAACTACCTACAAGTGCCGCTGGACTTGAGACAGGAGCACTGTATAATAATGCTGGTACAGTAAAGATTGTGACATAATATGGCTATTTTTGGTGATCTCGGAAAAGCATTAGGACTCGGCAGCGCTGAAGATATTTTTGGCGAAGGCGACCTCCTACCTATTTTGGCTACGGCGGCTGGGTTTTATTTTGCTCCCGCAATGGGTTTGTCGGCTGCTGCCGGCGCTGCCGGTGGCGCTGGCCTTGGTAGTTTAGCCGCAGGTAAGTCTGTGAACGATGCTTTAAAAAATGCTGCAATGGCGTATGGCGTTGGATCTTTCATGTCTCCTTCAATGACACAAGGCTTACAAATGGGTGGCGGCGCTGGATCTCCACCTAGCTACCTACAAAACCAAATTTACGGAGGCGCGGGTCAAGTACCTACTCAGGTAGCGGGGGATTTGAGCGAAGGCATGGTGACAGGTGGTGGGTCTAACGCTGGATCTAGCGGCGGCTTGCTTGACTTTATGGGTGAAAATCCGCTTTTAACCGCTTCTTTAGCTTCTTCAGGGCTAAGTCTTTTAGCAGGGCAACCGGATGATCCCGGCAGGCCACAACGCCCATATGCTGACGTAACTGGATTTGATATTAATGTTGTAGACCCAGAAACAGGGGAAGTTCTTAATCTCAAAGACCCGGATGATGCACAACGCTATCGTGAGGCAATGACTGAAGAGCGTCAGAACCTTTATAGCAATGATATGTACCAACGTATCCCCGGTTATGCACATGGTGGTGCAATGGTTGATCACCCCGATGCACATGGAGCTATGTACCAACACAAAAAAATGGGGTATGATGTAGCTGTAAGAGGCGAAGTTGATGGACCGGGAACCGGGACATCCGATTCTGTCCCTGCCCGTTTATCCGACGGTGAGTTCGTACTAACGGCGCAAGCAGTTCGCGGCGCTGGTGGTGGAGACAGGGATGTCGGAGCCGCCCGGTTATATGATATGATGGCGGAATTGGAGGCCACAGCGTAATGCCTACACAAACACAAGAAATCACCCAGCGTCTTCCCGCGTTTCAGGAAGAGTATTTACAGAATATTTTTGAGTCTACTCAAAATTTATTCAAGCCTGTGTCTGAAGGTGGGCAGGGTCTTACAATGCCCTATGCTCCGGGTACGGTTGTTGATCTTAGCCAAGGGCAGCAGCAGGCAATTAATGCAGCTATGCAGGGCGTTGGCTCCTACCAGCCATACTTGCAGCAGGGCGAGCAAGCAATGGGGATTGGTCTTGGCGCAGTTGGTACTGGTCTTGGCGCAGTTAGTACCGGTGTTGACACTATGGGCACTGGGCTTAGTACGGTTCAGCATGGCACCGGCAGTGTACAACAGGGTATAACACAAGCAGATATAGCCGCTCAAATGCTCGGCGGGGCAACTTATAGCCCGACTGATTATCAGGCATTCATGGATCCATACATGGATGACGTCATTCAACAACAATATAAAGACATTGCACGGCAAGGACAGATTCAAGAACAGAACTTAGGGGCGCAGGCCGTTGGTTCAGGAGCCTTTGGCGGCGCACGGCAGGGCGTAGCGCAGGCAGAAATTGGCCGCAATGTCATGGAACAGCAGGCACGAACTGGGTCACAGCTTCGCTCCGCTGGATTTGCACAGGCGCAGCAAGCAGCACAACAAGCAGCACAACAAAAGCTTCAGCAAGCGGGGCAGGCCGGCACATTGGCTGGTCAATATGGTGCGCTCGGCGGTCAGATCGGCGCGCTTGGTTCACAGATCGGTCAGATCGGCGCAGCTACCGGGCAACTCGGTGCCACCGCAGGCGCACTTGGCGGGCAGGCAGGTCAGATAGGACA